GAGTGTGGGGTTGATCGTAGAGGGTTCCTGTGTGTGGACGAGCCAGGGTAAGGGTGAAGGAGTGAACAAATCCAAGGCTGGTTGGGTTACTCCCAGGCTCGCTGAAAAGGGCAATGGGCCGTCACGGTCCACATCTGAGATTATTGTTAGAAACGGTGTAATCCCGTCAGATGTCGAGAGAAGTGAAGTAGAAAAAGAAAGAACTGAGGAGAAAGAGGATAATATTTTTAATATTGTTCCTCGCGCGCTGTCCCGTCCCGTATTGTCTTGTCCTTCCAGGGTGAGGGGGTCTGGGGGAGAGGGGTCGTCTGAGGATAGCCTCTCTCAATATATGCGGGCTACGTGGGGCGATAAGTGCCTGTTGAACAAGAAGCCGTTAGAGGATTGGGTAGCTGCACAGGATGACTTGCACCCCAACCTAGACCTCCTAGTTGAGGCTAAGAAGGCCAGGGCATACGAAGAGTCAAAGGGCAAGTACTACAAGAACGCACGCCTCGGGCTAAACAGGTGGTTTAACAACGCAGAGAAGTTCAAGGCTGAGAACAGTACAGACCACTGGTCAGGGCTGAACAAGTCTGCCCGCGAGCAGGAGATAGCCGCAGGGAATACGTCGTATAGAAGTAACGTGAATGGCGTGAGCCTTTGGCGGGATCTGAGGGACGACGGATATGTACTGTCTGCCCAAGATGTATTGAACCCAGAGCTACCGTATATGGAGGCCGTCCGTGCTGCCGCAGAAGCTGCGGTGGGAGAGAGTGGGGATCCGTATGACCATGAGCAACATGTCAAGGCACTGGTTAGCCTCGGGGCTAGGGCGGAGAACTCGCAGAACCTGACGTTCGCGATTGACCAAATCGTCGCAGAGTTGAAGGGCGGTGCGGCGTGACGCGGCTGGACGACGCTCTGACCCGGGACATACGAGGGGTTGCAGAGACGCTTGGAGTTGCGCTGAGTCGCAACAAGAGAAAGGCGTTTTGCCCTGAACACAGTCGCGGACCAGGAAAGGGCTCGCCGTCGGTTAGCTTCTACGTCAAGGGCGGCAAGTGGAAGTTCAAGTGCCATGGCTGTCAGAAGTCTGGCGACAACGTAGACCTTGTTTCGTGGCTTACCGACCGGGACGTGAACCAGTCCGTCGATTGGCTGATGGGACCCAAACTGAATGGGCTGAAAGTGGTGTACCCAGAGGCGAAGGAAGAGCCAGAAGCCGTACCGACGCAGTTGCGGATCGCAGCCTGCTCATCATTCCTCGCTGCGCTGGGAGAGATGGGCGAGTTTGGGTTCGAGTGGCTGGAGAAGGAACGAGGGATTAGGCGGGAGACGGCCAGCAAGTATCGGTTGACGGACATCAGTTCCGGCAAGGCAGAGGATGCGCTGGGGGCCGCGATACACGCCACGAGCGTCGATACCTGCATCAAGCTGGGGCTGGCGAAACGATCCGCACACAGCGACAAGCTGTACTGCCCGATGGGCTTTGCGTACTTCATTGCCATTCCATATCTGACCGACAGCGGCTCTGTGGCGCACATCCAGTTCCGCAGGGTTCATCGCGGCGACGAGAAGAACGATGGGCCGAAGTACATGCACATCCGGGGCGCGGTTCCGATCCCGTTCAACCTGCCCTCCACCACAGCACCGCCGCTGGGGGAGGATGGCCGTGGAAGGTGTTTCTTGGTCGAAGGTGCGTTAGACGCCCTGAGCCTCGCCCAGATTGGTTTGTGTGCGCTGGGTATACCGGGGGTAGGGTGGCTTAATAAAAATCGCTCGGAGAGCCTTGTAGAGCGCCTGATGGGACATACGAGACCCGTGGTTGCGTTCGATGCGGACGAGGCGGGGAAGAAAGCTACGTCGAGAATTGTGGATGACCTCGCCGCGCTGGGTGCCGACCCGCTTTCGGTTCGGTGGCCGGAGGGGTTTGCCGGAGACTGGTGCGACTGGTTCCGGGCCAACAAAGACGGCGGGGCTCCAGAGATACGAGAGCCAAAGGTTCAGTTGCTGGAGACCGAAGCCTGGATGGGCGACCTGATGCGTGAAGGCGCTCAGGAGATTGTGGACATAGCCTCTGGCAACAAGGTGTCGAACCAAATCCTCACCGGGTATTCGATGCTGGACAAGATGCTTGAGCTACAGCCAGGCGACATGGTGGTGGTTGCGGCTAGGCCAAGCGTCGGCAAGAGCCACTTTGTGCTTAGCCTACTCCAGCGCATGGCGAAGAGGTTCAGCAAGACGAGCCTGTTTGTGAGTCTAGAGATGAGCAGGCCGTCCATCACGAAGCGCATAGCAAAGGCTGAGATGCGGCTTGGGCTTGACGTGAACAAGTCTGGGACATCGCTGGCGGAGTCTGCGAAGGAGGCGGCAAGGTCGTTTGATGGCATTCCGATACTGGTTGACTTTGGCAGGCCGGATCTTGACCGGGTGCTGGAAAGCTGCACGTCCGGCGTGAGGAAGCACGGGGTTGGGATCCTTGCCATTGACTATCTTCAGCTACTCAGAACAAAGGGAAGAACTAGGGAGCAGGAGGTGGCGGCATGTTCTAGGTCGATAAAGGCCATGTCCAACGAACTGCTAGTCCCGGTTATCACCGTAGTACAGATGAACAGAGAGATTGAGCATAGGGCCAACAGGAGGCCACAGATGAGCGACCTAAGAGACTCGGGTCAGATTGAGCAGGATGCAGACGTGATCTTGTTTGTGGACAGACCGTTCGCACACGACATGAACACCAGCCCAACCGACTTCAACGTGATTATCGCGAAGCAGAGAAACGGGACTACGGGCTCGCTGACCATGCACCTTCCAGAGCCCTTTGGCTGGCTGGAAGACAGAGAGTTTCGTTTTACGGAGCGCCAAGTTGGCTAGGGAGGCCGCAATGAGCAAGTTCGGAAACAGCATACGAGAAGCCAGGACGGAACTGGGCATGAGCCTAGATGACCTGGCTACCGTTATTGGGGTGTCGAAGGTGTACATCTGCGACGTAGAGCGTGGGCTGAGGAAGCCCTTCACGCAGCGGAGGATCCCCCTAGTCGCAAAGACATTGAACCTAGATCCAGTGGAGTTGGCAAAGCATGCCGCGATTGAGCGCGGTTATGTGGAGCTAACAGTAGTTAAACAAAAGCCTAGCAAGGCTAGGCTGGCAGCAGCCCTTTCGCATGGCTGGGATGCAATAGACGAGGATGCTGTCAACAAGCTGATGGGAGCGTTATAGCAATGATTGCTAGCATGAATAAGGTGATGGTTATGGGTCGCGTCGAGTCTGACGCCGATCACCGCCTAGTGGGCGACGGAACGAAGGGCAAGCTGGGCTTCAGGCTCCGCACAGAGCGACAGTGGAAGGAGCAGACCTTCTCTACGGTTCACAGAATCGTGGCATGGGGCTCGATGGCGGAACAGCACAAGAGCCTGAAGGCGGGCGCTACGGTGTACGTGGACGGGCGTCTTGAGAACCGGAAGTATGAGAAGGACGGAGAGACCAAGTGGATCTCCGAGATTAGTGCCGGCGACATTCAAGTGTTCGGTGCCCCCGCAGCGAGCGAGACGCTGCCTGAAGAAGAAATCCCGTTCTGATGGGCAGCCCATACAATGCGCGGCAGTTGTGGTCCGAAACGGAGGAGGGCACAGACAACGCCCTGTGGGCTACCCCACCAGAGGTCTTCGACAAGCTAAACGAGCGCTTCGACTTTGATCTAGATGCTGCGGCTACTAGGGATAGCGCGAAGTGCCCGCTTTACTTTGACGAGAACATAGACGCGCTTAGCGTGTCTTGGGATAGGCCGGGTGTTGTCAGAGAGAAGGGTACTCACGGAGACACCTGGACGAGCGTTCCGGTGGACAAGGTGGGTGCCGCGTTCCTGAACCCACCGTGGGGAAGGGGCATCTCTAGATGGCTGAAGAAGGCCTACGAAGAGTCACGCAAGGGAGTCACCGTTTGCTGCCTCATCCCATCATGTACCGACACTAGGTACTGGAGGGACTACGTTTGGAAGGCAGCAGAGGTCACGTTTATGACTGGCAGGGTTAGGTTCCTACAGCCAGACGGGACAGCCAGGGGGCCATGCCCCAAGGGCACCGCCGTTGTCGTCTTTGCCGCGTGGTCTGAAGGTCCGCCTGTGTGCAGGCTGGGTCTTTAGTTTAGATGGTGGGCCTGTAGCTCAGTTGGTCAGAGCGGTCGGCTCATAACCGAATGGTCCCAGGTTCAAGTCCTGGCAGGCCCACCAGCTAGTCCCGGGCCCTAGACATGGCCGGACGCCGGTCCTCCCTTTCGGGCCTCCAGTCGAGGGCTTCGCGCTCTCTCCCTGGGGTTAGTTCCGCCCTTAGCCCGGACCAGTCCTCTGGGCTGAGTTCCTTCCACGACCCCCTGGCAAAAGCGTCAGCCTCTTCAAAGCTGTCGAACGGGATGGCGTTGCCGGCCTTAACCTGGCGCTTGGCCCACTCGTCATCGCCGGGCTCTTTCTCAACAAGCCTCCCGCCCTCATACGCGATCTCTGGGTAGACCCACTCCCTCCCGTCAAATCCGGCAGTGGAAAGAAGAACAGTGGAGACATCTTCGCCCTTGTCGATATATCCCAACCCACTGTCCGAATCGAGGTAGTCGCCAGGGTTCAGGATGCGTTTGACGAACGGCACGTCTTTGTGTTCTCGGATCGTTGCCTTGACGCTCTCTTTGGCCAGCGCCTCTTCGGCCACATCAATCGGCAGCCTTGGGGGTCGCCCCTCTGTTCTTGTCGGGCCGTAGGGCAGGATGTCCACCAACTCTTCCACGCGAAGATCCTCTAGCTCCGCGTCTTCTTCGATCATGTCTCTAAGCCCGTCTTCCCCAAACTCTTCGATTGCCTTGTCTAGAAGGTGGGCCCGCCACTCTTCCTTCCGGCCCTCCTCTTTATCGACGGCCTCCAGTATCCTCTCCTGGCTAGTCTCGCCCCCCAGCCGCAGCCTCTCTGGCGGGGTGAGGAATCCGGCAGACCCTGGCTCTCCGCCAGCCACCCTTCCCAGACCCGCTGAGACGGCACCAACGGCAGCGCCCTCAAGCACCCCCTTGGCTATCATGGCCGGGGTTAGCGCGGTCTTTGCCGCCTTGGCGAACTTCGCTGCCGCTCTCAGGACGCGATCCCGCCAGGCACCGGATCCGCCCTGAAGCCCCCTGAACACCAGCTTGCCCTCGCCTCCTTTGAAGCGTGGATCGTTGGCTATCTCGTCAATGATCTTTCTGGCGTCCTCGTCGCTTAATGACGGCTTCTTCCAGGCTGGCCCAGCCTTGTTGTCCATTTCATAAAAGCTAACGTCGGGCGGAAGCTCTTTTCTGGCCCAGGTCCAGGCTGGTTGGCTTGCATCAAGGCCCTGTGCCTTAGCTACGCCAGCGGGAGAGTCCGCTGCGTAAAGACCAAGGGCGCGAGCCTCCTTCTTCGTTAGGCTGAAGTCCTTGATTAGCCTCTGCTCTGTGTTCCACCTTTCCGTTGGGGTTTGACGGGCGCTGCTGGATGGGTAATCACCCTCTACGGGGTAATCGACCTCCCACGGCTCATTGACCAAATATCCTGAGCTTTTCTCGCCAAACAAGTTGGGCAGCGAGCGTGGGACTGCCCGCTCTGGCATAACCGGACTGGCCTGTCTTGGCATGTCAATGCCTGCCCGCTTGGCCGCGTCGTGGCCTAGCTCTGTAACCTCTTTGTACGACAGGCCAGCGCCCGCCACGCGAGCCTCGGTGCCCTTCCCCCAGGCCCACTGTTCGCTAGGAAGATCATAAAGGCGGTGCGGATCGATCTCCGGGTTATACCTAGGGCTAGGGTCTATAACCCCGCGCACCATTTTCGCCTGACCCGGGCGTAGTCCCTCGGCCTTGTATGAAAACCCGGTCGGCCACTCCCTGTGTCCGGTTGGCCTGTCGCCTTTGACTCCAAAGAGGCTAGACTCAAGATTGAAGGCGTGTCTTCCTGGTCGCCTTGCTGGCTCAGTCGGAACCTCTAAGACCTCTTTCGGCTCAACCCTAATTGGGTAGACTCTGCCCGCACCCGCGTCACCGTAGTCGTTGGCATACGAGAGGGCGACGAACGGGTTCTCGGATGCAAACGCCACCTCCTTCGATGAAAAGGGTTCTCTTGCCGACGCCGGGAATGGATGCTCTGTCGCCAGGTATGCAGCGGACTCAACCTCCGGCCTCACTCTTGACAGAAAGGCCCCGGCCCCAGCGCCAAGCAGCGCCCCCTCTCCCAGGGTCTTCGCCCAGCTAGTGGTCTGAAGTGGCTCCAGTCTGGTCGTGCGCTCCGGCTCATACGACGGAAGGGCGCTTGGCCTGTTGGGCTGGTACAGCGCGGCAAGGTGTCTTCCGTAGTAGTCGTTTTCTATGTCTTCGGGCGAGCGAAGCAGGGCCAGCCTCTTCTTCGGCATGAAGTCGAACTCTCCCTCAGGCCGCGACCCCGCATAGTCTGGCTTGCCGAAGATGCTCTCCAGGGCCCCCTCGTTGTTAGGCACGGCCCCTGCCCAGCTTGCCTAGCCGCTGCTCCAGGCTCTTACTTGCTAGCGCACGTCGGCGCTGCGCTTCGGCTAGTCGGTTGCGAGCGGCGGGGCTTCCCTCTCCGCGCTCCGCGCCAGCCTCAAGCACCTTGCTCCGGCCCTCTGCTAGCCCCGATTCATACGAATCCTTGGCGGCGTTTTCGACGTTGTTCTTTCGCTCCTGATCTAATTCCCCCTCAAGTTGTGTGATTCTGCCGCTGTACAGCCTCTGAAGCGCCTGTGCGCTCGGGGTTTGGGCCTGGAAGCCCTGGGCCTCTGCATACTGCGAGACGGGCGGCTGAAGCGGGCCAATGGCGCTGTCGGTTGGCCTAGCCGTCTGAAAGGCGGGGTCTCCTCCGGCGGCATTCTGCTGGGCTAGGCGGGAAAGCTGCTCTCTGCTCCCAGCCATGAAGCGTTGAATCTCTCCCCTGCCGGCAACCGTTCCCGCACCCTTGGGGTCTCGGGTTGCCCGCTTGGTTTGGTAGTCGATGCCCTGTTGCCCGTAGCGCGCGAACTGGTCTCTGCTGAGCCCGGTCTGCTGCTCGGCCATGCGAAGGAACTCCTCGATCTCGTTGGGGGTTCCGAAGTCTTCAGGGGAGGGCTGCCCGCCGCCTTGTTCAAAAGCCATTAGTATTTCTTCCTTTTCGTGGCGCGGCTCCCCTTTGCGGGCCTGCTCCTACTTGGTTTACCTGTGTAGCTCTTTCCGCTCTTGCGTCCGCGCCTCCCCTTGGCCAGGCATCTCTTTGCGGGCATTTCGACCTCCTTGAATTGGGGCGGTTTTGCCAGTCTTAGCTGTTATGCTACTTTCGCATAAGGCTAAACCATATCAACAGGAGTGTGCAGTGTCCTTTGATCCAAGCGAGTATAGCGTCAAGGAGGCGGTCAGCAGGCTGGACGACCTTTCGCTTGACGACCTTTCTGCGGTGTTATCCCTTGAGCTAGAGAACAAGCACCGATCATCGTTAGTTTCCGAGATTGGGCGGGCCATTGATGCGGCTAAGACAGCCGACGAGGCTGAGGAAGCCGTCGAGGAGCCGGTTGAGGTAGAGGCGGTGGTTGCAGCGAGGCCCAAGCAGTTAATTTCGCTTCAGCGGCTGCTCAAGCTACGCCCCGACGCCAGGAAGAAGTTCACTCGTCGCCAAGACGGCATGTTTGAGGCGTAGTGCCGAGAAACACCAGAGTCGGGGGCGTCAACTCCTGGCGTCTTCCGGCTGGCAGCGATGGGGTGTCAACCTACCGCCCGGTGAGACGGGCGCAGGACAGGACCCCAGACTCCCAAACCAACGTCCGTGTCCCAGGGTTTCAAGACGACCACGCCAGATATGGGTGGGAGGTTGAGCAGTGGAGGAACGCATTCGTTACAAAGATGCGGTGGACGAAGTGGATGGGCGCTGATAGCAAGTGGCACGTAGGCCCCCCCGTTCACCCAGACGCCCCGGTATTCTGGAACGAGGTGGCGCAGAGAGCGTTCAAGGAGGCCAACAAGGAGGGGTACGCTGCCCCAAGACACGTCGCTGAAATGGTGGACATCAGCAGGTATGAGGCAAAGCGCCTGATGGACGTTATGCACGGCCACATGCGACTAGCTTTCGTGCAGTACCCGCACAACAGGCTCACAAACACAATATGGAACTGCCGAATGCTTCATATTGACGATGTTGTTGATCTGGGCCAAAACTTAGACGAATGGAGAACGAGGCTGAAGGCCGCGTTCAAGGACAGAGCAATACCCCTTCCGAGTCAGAGGATGCGGCAAAAGGGACTGATCTGGGATTACAATGGCAAGGGCTGGAAAAAAGTACGCAGACGAGGCGACTGAAGAGCTTACTTCAGGGGTACACGACGACTTCATTGAGTTTGCAGAGGCGCACCTCAGGATTCAGACGAAGAGCGGAGAGTTCAAGGAGCTAGCGCTTAACAGATCGCAGCTTCTCCGCGAGGGCCTGATCACAGAGATGGAGAACGCCAAGCGCCCCGTGCGGGTTTGGGAGGCGAAGGCCAGACAGCTAGGCTGCTCCACCCACGTTCAGGCAAAGATGTTCCATCGCTGCATAACCAACCACGACGAAGTGGCGCTGGTTGCGGCACACACAGAGCCCTCTGTTAGAAGCATCTTCACCAAGTGCAAGATGTTCTACGACTTCTTGCCAGAGAGGCTGCGCCCGCTTACCAGATACAACAACGTATACGAGCTAGACTTCAGAGCGCCGTCTGGGCCTGCGGGCCTGCGATCACGGTTCATCGTTATGACGGCGAAGTCCATTGACGACGCCCGTGGGTTTACGGCTAGGCAGGTTCATTGCTCAGAGGTCGCCTTCTACAAGAACCCAGAGGCGTTCTTAC